CCGCGATGCGGCTGACGGACTTCACGGCGGGTGTAAATGTTCAAGATGCGATGCTCGAAGCGGTTCCGGTTCCAGACCATCTATTGACCATGAATCAGTTCACCGGAATCATTCGCGTATTCTTCGAAGCCGAATTGGCACTAGCATGAGCGCACTTTTCAACATGGCCGCCATGGGCGGCATCGCGGGCGGTTCGGTTCCTATGCCGTCCAGCGTGTCTAGCTTCATGACGCCGCCCTTTCCGGTAGGCGGCTTAGCTGCTGGTGCATTGTTGTCGCGTCCGCTCATGGGCATGTCGCGGACCTTTCGCGGTAAGCCCGGAGCAGGCGTGTTCGGCATCGGCCACGCAATTCATGTCACCACGTTTGAACTCGCCCGCGCTGCGCGGAAGGCCCGCGAGCGCACGCTGCGGATGACTGCGGCGCGAATCCGCCGCGCGTCCATCGCGTCCATCGAGCAGTTGAAAGGCCCGTCGCAACCAGGGCGGCCGCCTCATACACACAAGCGGACTTTCCTGCGACGGGCGATAGCCTACTCGCTCGACATGAATCGCCAAGGCGCTGTGATCGGACCACGGGCGGCGGTAGTTGGTCGCGCGATGGAAGCGCACGAGTACGGCGGAGATTACAAGGGCAAACAATATCCCGCGCGGCCATTCATGAACCCTGCCCTGCGTTTGCATGTCGCGGGCTTCGCAGGCTCGTGGAGTGGATCAATTCATTAGGAGAACGACATGGCTAACCGCAAGATGGGTTTTGAAGGCGAGATTTATTATGGCGCGGCCGGCTCAACAGCCAGCGTCCAACTTCTTAACTCGCGCGACGTCACATACGGGCTAACGATTGAGGAGGGCGACACGACGCGACGCGGCAACGGCTCGAGCCCCCCGATCAATACAAGCCGAGTTACGGCGCTCGTGGCGTCGATTGAATTTCAGATGATAAACGACATCACCGACACAAGCCTTACCGCAATCAAGGCGGCGGCTTTCGCGGGCAACTCGGTCGCGATCCGGACAAAGGATTACGCGAGCGGGGCAGGCTTCGACGGCGATATGAATGTGACCGTTAGCCTGCCCTATCCGTTGCGTGGCGAGCAGGTGGTCGATGTGCAATGCACGCCGAACGATGACACGCGGACGCCTATACTGAACGCATAGAAGCCTTGCGGCGAATGTGCCGCCTAATCACCGCACACCATACCAAGGAGGGCCTCAAACATGGCCGCCACATTTCCAAACGGCATCATCGTTCACAGTTCGTTGACCTTCACGGGAACGATCTCGCCCATCGCGCGTTCGGTGTTGCAGCAAGACAACCTGAAGCAGTTCGCCGTTCCGTTGACCAACATGCGAGTATGGGACAACATGGCCGCCCTGCTGCCCACGGCCGGCGCGACCGACGACCTGGGCATAATCGAGGGCACGTTCGGCACCGCTTCGCCCGTGCTGCAGACAGAAGATTTGAAAGCCGAATCAGGCAACCCGACCCTCAACTATGCGCGGTTCCAGTGTCCGATCCCGATGGAATATGTGGACGGCGAGACGTTCCTAATTCGACTGCATGCCCAAATGGTCACGACGATCGCAGACGACACGGCGACGCTTGACGTTGAAGCTTACCTCGTGGACGAAGAAGGCGGCATTGGATCGGACATTTGCGCGACTGCCGCGATTTCAATCAACACCCTGACGGGTGCCGATTACGATTTCACGATCACGCCTGCCACGCTTGTTGCGGGCGGTATGCTCGACGTTCGTCTCAAGACGGCCGTAAGCGATGCAGCGACAGGCACAGCCGTCATAGCAGAGATTGGCAGCGTGCAGATTCTCTGCGATGTGAAAGGTTAGAATGGCCACGTTCAAGGATAAGAACGGCATCGATTGGACCATCGACCTGGACACGCCAAAGATTCGCGCCGTGCGCGCCGCTACGTGCGACGTCGAAGGGTGCCGCCATCGCCCAAAGCGTGACAAGGAATGCGAGGCGGTCGATCTCTCGGACGAGGACGGCGGAGCATACGAACTACTGTCCGAAGATCCTGGCTTGCTCGTCGATGTGATTTTCATGCTGTGCCGCGATCAAGCTCAAGCGCGTGGCATGACCGACGTCCAGTTTGGCGAATCGCTTGTGGGCGATGCGTTCGACGCAGCAGCTAGGGCGTTGGTGGAGGCCGGCGCCGCCTTTTTCCCTTCGTCGAAGCGTCGCCTACTTCTAGCACTAGTCGGGGCGCAGGCACGTATGGAAAAGAAGGCTATCGACCGGGCGATCCAAGCAACGAACGACCCGAGACTAGAGGCGAAGCTGGACGAGGAGCTGGAGCGGCGGGCGGAAGAATTGACGAACCGTATGTGGACCCATGCACCGTCGCAGAAGAATTCGCCGGATACTGCGGAGTCCACCCTGCGGGATTGACGCTCCGAACGCTTTATACAATGGCGCTTGGCAGAGCACGCATCACAGCAGAATTGCTCGGCGGGAAGGATACGGTTGAACGGTATGATCCAGGCGTGTTCGCACGGGCAGGATACGTTGCAGCGACAGGATGATCAATCATGGCAAGGGCCGGTGATATCCGCGCGGGGCGAGCGTTCGTCGAGCTATCGGTTCGCGAAGGTAACTTCGTTCGCGGGATCAAGGCCGGCGTCCGCACCCTTGCACGCTTCGGGAAAGCCATCGGCGCGGTCGGCCTCGCGGTCGCGTTCCTAAGCCTTCGGCAGTTCGCAAAATTCGATGACGCGATGCGGCAGGTGCAGGCCGTCACGCAATCGTCGATTTCTGATTTCCTTCGCCTAACGGAAACCGCCAAGCTTCTTGGCCGTACGACAAGCTTCACGGCGGTTGAGGTCGCAAGCTTGATGGTCGAGTTGGGGCGCGGCGGTTTTAGTCCGGTCGCCATCGAGAAGATGACCGGGGCCGTGCTCAACCTCGCGCGTGCCACGGGCACCGATGCGGCGGAGGCGGCCGGCGTCATGTCGGCAACGATCCGCCAGTTCGGCTTGGACGCGAAAGATTCCGATCACGTAGCAGACGCGTTGACGATCACAGCGAACAAGTCTTTCAATACGATTGAAAGCTTGGCCGAATCGTTGAAGTTCGCAGGGCCGGTCGCCGCCGACTTCAATATGTCGATGGAAGATACCTTGGCGCTCATGGGTGCGCTTGGAAACATTGGCATCAAGGGCTCGTTGTCCGGCACAGCGCTCAAGCGGCTATTGACCATCAGCGCCGCCGAGGCGCCGAAGCTCAAGAAGATATTCAAAGTGAATTTCTTGGATGCGGCAGGCGACGTTCGGCCACTTGTTGACACCCTGGACGAGGTTCGGGAAGCAACGAAAGATCTTGGAAGTGGCGATCGCGGTGCGAAGTTCTTCGAAGCGTTTGGACTCCGTGGTCTGACGGCCGCCAGCGCGATCGGCAAGGCGGCCGGAAGTATTCGCGACCTTTCCACAGCGATCAAGGGAAGCGAAGGGGCAGCCAAGAGGGCGGCGGACGCAATGGACGCCGGAATCGGAGGATCGTTTCGCCTATTGCGTTCGGCTGTGGAGGGCGTCGCTCTTACGATTGGCGCCGCTCTGTCTAACATCGCGCAGACCGCGATGAACAATATGACGAACTTCTTTAACTCCGTCGTTGACTTGTGGAACGTGGGCGAACTTGGAATGCTTGCCAAGCTTGGTATGGCGCAGTTCGCGGTGGGCATTCGCCTCGGCTGGAATTGGGTCAAGCAAATCTGGCGCGATGCCATCGCAGCGTTGTTGACGGAATGGGGATCGGCAGTTCGCAGCCTAATCGAAATCTGGACGGGCTTTCGCTTTGCGATTGCCGAACTTGCGATTGTCGCGTTCGCTGAGATCCGCAAGAGCCTGCTCGAACTGATCCCGGTGTTCATCAAAGTCATGGCCGTGTGGGAGAAATTGCAGCTACGGCTCAAGCCATCGCCCGGCTTGAAGGCCGCGCAAGACAAAGCGTTTGAAGCACAGCTACAGAAAAACCAAGTGGATCAGCGCGTTGCCGGCGGCGAGAACGTGCCGCAACATATTCGCGAC